TTGAGGCATGCCCTCAGCACTTGGTTATTGCAATTCGTCGCTACTTCTTAGACTTCTCCGCTCATGTCATGAAAGGTAGAATTTCGAATGGTATTGCGGTCGGTGTCAATCCTATCTCTCTTGAATGGACTCGCATCGCAGAGCATTTGCTTCGGAAAGGGAACAACATGGTCGCTGGAGATTTCTCAAATTTTGACGGTTCTTTGCTCCTGCAAATCCTTGTCAAAATTTGTGATAAGATTAACGAATGGTATGGTGACTCAGACGAAAACCAGCTCATCCGCAGCACTTTGTGGGAACACATTTGTAATGCGGACGTCCTGGTTCGTGGCGAAGTAATTCGTCAGACTCACTCTCAACCATCTGGTAATCCACTCACAGTGATCATCAATTCCATTTTCAACGCAATTGTAATGCGTATGGCCTACCTGACCCTGAAACAACGGAACGGACTTCCCCTCTATTGTGACTACCGTGACAATGTGGCTGAAATCATATACGGTGATGACGATGTGAAGTCGATTTCGCGGCGTATTGTCGGCTGGTTTAACCAGCAAACAATAACCGCGGCATTGGCTTCCATGGGTTTAACCTATACTGATGAAACCAAATCTGGCACGGCTCTGCCCTTTAAGGCACTAGAGGATGTAACCTTTCTCAAACGCCGCTTCGTGCAGCAACCTGACGCAACCTGGGCGTGTCCCATGGATATTGAAAACATCCTTGAGATTACGAACTGGATTCGCGGAAAGGCGACGCGCGCAGCGACGGTTGAGAATTGTACGATGGCTCTTTCGGAACTCGCTCAACACCCCCGCAACGTGTACGAAAACTATGGCGGTCGTATACGTGAGGAGTTGCGGAAGGTTGGAATAACTTTGCGTGTACCAACCTATGTGGAACAGCAATCGCTGCTTGCGCATTCATTGCGTGAGCTGGCATTGGTGGACTACGCTCCTCAATGGTAGCCAAGAAGAGGGACCCCTGTCGTGCGAAAATGAGGATAATCGCATGGTAACGCCGCTTCGACTACAGAGTGTGGCTGTGCTCTGGTGATACAGCTCCTCCCTTCGGGATGAATAGTCATTAACTCCCGTCGTATTCATGACTGCTAACTCTAATACTCCAGAACAATTTTCTCACACAGGTGAAAACACAATGAACATAGATTCCACTCGTGGAAACTTACTTACAGATATTCAAGCATCTGTCGGATCTGTCCCTATGCCTTCTACCGTCACGCAACTTGCACTTAACGATACAACGCATCACGACATTTCTTCTATTCTCACTCGTCCAGTGAACTTGGGCACTTTTGAGTGGAATTCTTCTGATCCACCCATTCCTATTCAGATCACACCCACTGATTTCGATGCAGATACACCTAACTTTTTGCAAAAATTTGATTTTCCTCAAGCTATTTTTAACGCTTCGCCTATTACAGTAGATAAACTCAAAAATTACCAGTATTTTAAATCAGATATTGAATTCGAAGTAAAAGTAAA